CTCACCCTGTAGCCCGCTTGGGGTTTCGGGGATGGGTTTACCCGCCGTTTGCATACCGGCTAACGCGGCGATGGGTTGCGCGGCATCTAAATAGCCTTGTAACTGCGCCAGGTCTTTTTTACCCAACTCCAGCGCCCAGGCCTTTTCGGATTCACCGATAATTTTCCCCTCGGCAAACCCCTTTTCGACCAGTTGCTCAACTTGGTTATCAACCGTCGTGGCCGACAACGACGCCAGCCGGGTACGCAACTCAGTGACAACCGCAACCGGCGCGAACTTAGACGGGTCAGGGTTGGCGCTGATTTGCGCCGACAGCGCCGCCACTTCATCCGTGCGGGACATCAGCACCGCTGACAACCCCGCCGTTGTGCCGTCTGGCTGGGCGATCATCGTTTTCAGTTTATCCAGCTCCGCCGCCATTTCTGGTGGTGTGGTTGTTATCGGCACATTCAGCAAATAACAGAGCCGCTCAATTAATTCTTCCATTGGCGAATCCTCATTAGTAAAAAGTAAAGCGGCGGCTGCCGCCAGGTCGTTTAAATTATCGATCGCGGGGTAATTGGTTAGCGCCGCCATCAGCACCCCGGTCACCCGCCCGCTGGTGGGGTCATGGCGGATAACCGGGCTAATGTAGCGGTATTCTTTTTGCGTAATGGCCGATAACGCCGACTCCGTCCACTCGATCTGGGTGGCATATAAACCATCGCCCGCCCGCCATTCCAACGTAGCCCCCCATCCCGCCGCCGGAGCAGGTTGGCCGTTTTCGGCGGCGCGGAGGGTTTGGTGGTCATAATCAATCAAGAATTTACTGCTGAGCCCGCTTTGCGCCGACAAAACCGCCGCCGCACAATCGCCATCCATCACCCACGCCGGAATGCCAACAGGGCGATCATCACGAGACGAACGGAATTGCCCATCGGGCACCAGCCGGATTTCGGTAGGCGCACACCCGCCCAGCTCAAACAGCTGGGCGGATAGGGCAATAGTTGGGTGGGGGCGTTTTGATTTCATGGGCTGTAGTGTAAACAGCCGGACGCAAGCGTTCCTGGTGAAACGTTTCACCGGGACTGACGAGGGGAGGAAAAGCAGAATTGACGGGCGGACGTGTGTCCGTAAAGCGGATCATTTCCCGATACCGGGAAAATGGTAATACACAAGCAAAACCTTGGCCGAATAAGCTGAACCAAGGCCTTTATAAACGTTTATGGGCTAGCGCCCATGGTTTTAAAGCACGTAGGCAAGGCATAAGGGAAAAAAACGCCTGTGCCGCCTTTTTTTAAACTAAACGAAAATTAAGCAGACTGCAAAGAATTTTCTTCTGAGTTTAATATGACCATTATCAATATTGATTTTACAGGGGGCGCAACTCGTTATTTTGAGCCAAAGCCAAAAACCGCAGAAGCCTACATTTGCCGCCACCGGACGTTAGTAGTCGATGACCACCTACGCGAAGTCAGTTGTGAAAGATGCGGAAAAATCGTAGACGCTTTTGATTATTTAAGCGGCTTGGCGAACGATGAAATCAAGCTGTTTGAGCAAATGGCTAGGCTAAGAAAAGAAAAAGACGAATTAATCCAGCGCGTCGAAGCTTTGCAACGTGAAGAGCGCAACCTTAAGGCGCGACTGAAAACAGCTAACAAGAAAGCAGTAAAAGCCCCGCCTAAGCCAGCTGCTTTGGCAACAAAAGACAAACAAAGCTGCTTAGATGAAATTAAACAGAAATTGGGAAAATAAAAGGACGTTCGGCTTTTACCACTTAAACCTACTGCCTAAAACTGATATGACATTTTTACAATCACTAGAACATTACCAAAGAAAATCTTTTACTGTTGCGTCATCGGTGCCGGCGCATTACCTGACCAAGCTAACAGCTCTTGTTCACTCGCTAATGGCAATGGGAGCCTCCATTGATGAAGCACGAACAGCAATATGGCACCTAAATAATGCTGAGACGGAAAGCCTTGGGGGACAGGGACAAAAGGCTCGTCGGCCTGTAATTGAAAAAAAATAATCGCTTGGCGGTGCCGCTCAAACAAAACCCGCCAAGCCTGCAAGGATACTGATGACCAATTATCGCCATTAAACGCGTATGCAACTAAGGCCGCGTCCGCTTCCTTTTCAAAAGACGGGTCATAAGGGATTGCCGCTAAACGGTATACCGACGCCTGAAAACGCTTATTAAAAGGCCATAAGGCTTCAACAATCTCACCACCAACTAACGCCTCTGCCTCATAACCATCAGTAGATGCCCCCAGACACTTTTCTAAATACGCAATATAAAGGTCATTGCTTTTGTTGTTGGTCGATTTTTTAGATTTAGCCGCTTTTTTCTCACGGTTTTCAATTTTTTTCTGTCTTTTTACCAGCAAATCAATTTCATCGGCGGTAATATTTTTACAATTCAAGCGTACATGCGCCGAAACCTTAAGGAACCCGCCTTTTTGCCGATAACCAAACTGCTCATACATCCGCTCCCTACCATCAAAATATTCGTCAACGGAAGCATATAAATTTTGCAACCACTGTAACGCCTCATCAAACCGACCCGCTAGATGATGGTATCTCGCCACGCGGAAATAGGTTTTAAACCCCCATTCAGTATTCGATAGTTTCATTTTCGAATACGCCAGCAACAAGCTGTCTATTGCCGCGTCATAATCGCTGGATTTTGCCTGTACCGTTGCTTTTTTAAGCAATTCGGAGGCCTCATGGCTGTAAGCATCTTTTTCAAACATAAAATCACCCCGCCTTTTTTATTTTTGGTTTCTCCTGATCCCCCGCCTTAGCGGCGAGCAAGGCCATTCTCTTAATGGCCTCCTGATCCTCTTTTGAGCAATGCTCCAAATTATCCAATAATGCGATTTGGTCAGGCTTAAGGGCAACATAACCCAAAGGTTTTTCTGCGACCGCCAAGGCTTGCTGGCTACCTGACTGGTATTGACTAGATACCTGTGTTGCCACGCCCAAAAGTTGCCCTGTTAGGATGTATTGCACATCAACACCCCGCCTCATCGCCGCCGCAATAATCTCCTCATAAGGTATAGATGCTGTTTTTTTTCTATTCCCCATTACCTGCGGACTAATACCTATAGTCTCTGCAAGAGCTTTACTTGTTTTGCATCCAAAACTTTCTTTTGCTCGATTTATAACTTCATTAAAAATAAATTCACGATTCATTGATTTTTCTCTTTTAAAAAATACACGTTTCGTTTATTATTAACACCGACAAACGCACTTTAACTGTTAAACATGGAGCCCTATATGGACACCCCACAATTCAAACCCAACGATGTAAAACACGCCCTGCGCCAACGTGGTTACACCATGACCTCATGGGCGCAAGCCAATGGCTTTAAATTCCGCGACGTTTCCGATGTTGTCCGTGGTATCCGGCACGGCAACTACGGCACAGGCCGTGAGATTGCCGAGAAACTCGCCGCATTTACTAAACAAGCCGCTTAGGAGGGCTTTATGCAAGCTAACACCGACCTATTTCCAGAAACCCTGCTCGTCGATATTGCCGATGGGCAGATATTTACTACGTCGCTAAAAGTTGCCGAGCATTTCCATAAACACCATAAAAACGTTCGTCGTGACATTGAAAAACTACTTGCCGAATGCCCCGATAAAGAATTCTCACTGCTCAATTTTGAGCGGTCAGAATATCAAAACGAGCGCGGCAAAACCTACCCCATGTACAAACTGACCCATGACAGTTTCTCGTTATTGGCGATGGGCTTCACAGGCAAGCAAGCCCTGCAATGGAAGATCGACTTCCTAACCGCCTTCCGCCACATGGAAACCGCCCTTAAGCAAAAAATCGAACGCCGCGCCAATGCCCTACGATTTTTACGCCCCCATTGGCTGGCTATCGAGCAAGGCGTTAATGATGGCCTGTCACGTCGTGCCATCTGCGCCGTCACCGGACACCGTTCACCCGATACCATCACCGCCAACAAACGCCGTATGCGTGATGTTGGGTTGTTGCACTAGGAGCCCCACCATGACTACCAACCTCACCACATTGCTACTCTGGATAGCCTTCATCATTGGCGTAACCCTCGCCGGACAAAACCTGATATGGCATGTCCGCGCCATGATGCAGGTTGCCCAGCAGCACCAGGCCATCTATTTACAACCGGAGACTCACCCATGAGAGCCATTTTATTGATCGCCGCAACCGTCATCACTTGGCTGTACCTGCAAATCAGCATCGACAGCCAAAACCCTTGCTCAGCATTCAGCGATTCGGCTGATTGCAATAGCGACCGCTTATAACCATAGAGACCCACCATGAAAGACGCCGGAAACACTGTTTTATCGTTAGATCATGCGGCAATCATCGCTAATTTTTTGATGGCCGATTTTCAACGTCCGCCAAACCCGCCGCCAGCCTTGCCACCCCAAACGTGCGCGTTATGTCATTGTGCGCGGCTTCGCCGATTTCTGACGAAGCCATTATCGCTTCGACATTGGACTGAAAAATACCGAGGTCTAGCAAGCCACGGTTGGTTAACACTGATAACAAAAGCCCGTTGAGAGCCTGTAACGCCATGAATCGTTGTTCTAGTTCAGTGCACTCTTTAAGTTCACTCATTGTATTTCCCCGTATGGATTTAAGACGGGTTTATTTTCGCATTATGAAACCCGCTTTTCATATATGCAAGACGGGTATTTGTTTGGAAGCCTATTTTTTACGGAGTTCCAATGGCTAAACGGAATTGGAAACAGGTACAACCCCGCGATCTGCGTGATGCGCTGGACTTATGCACCGTTTATGCCCTGGAAAAACACAACCGATCGAAAGACCACATTGCTGACCTGATGGCCTTGGAAAGCAAATGGGTTTTATACAAATGGATATCGGAAGCCAACATGCCCGTGCGGCTGGTTAAAACCTTTGAAATGGCGTGTGGTATTGATTTGGTCAGCCGTTGGCTGGTGGTCAGCAGCGGTAAGTTGGTGATCGACATACCCAAGGGCAAAAAATGCAAGGCCACGGATATTCAAGACCTGCAAGCCGTTAACCATACCGCTATCGGCGAGCTGATTAAATTTTACAACGGCGAGCATAACCTGGAAGAAACGCTCGCCGCGATACAAACCAGTTTAGAGAGCATGGCATTCCATAAAGGCAATGTCGAGAAATTCCAGCAGCCTGAGCTGCCTTTTAATGAGGATTAAACAATGCCTTACGAAAACCACCACCTGCGGATAAGAAACTCGTTATTTCCGTTAGATATGGCATACATCGCGGTACGAAAAGAATTTGAAAAACTAGGGAGGAGGGAGCTGATTGATATAAGCGAGCTAAAAAGCAAAAAGGATTCATTTCAGGCCGCATTAAATGGATTGGTTGCCGATTGCTTAATCTTGATACAGGCCGAAGAGGAAAACCAATGAGCAACCAGCCAACCAAAGCACAAATAACCCAGTGGCATCAACTGTTTTTGAAATTATCGGAAATGACTAAAGATGCCGACAACATGCTTGAGATTGGGCAGCGTTTTTTAGATAGCGGACTAATCGAAGAAAACCAAGAGCCATCCGTTGCGGCATGGCTGTTTGAAGATGAAGCCCATGAATTTAGCTCTGCCTTAGCCCAAGCACTTTGGAACCCAGACCAAAACCCTGATTGGCAAAATGAAAAAGACAGTACTAAGGGAAAGCACTGATGAACCCTGACAAATACAAAGACAGCAAGCAGATTGACCGCGTATTCGCCATTGTGCGTGTTTTAGGTGGACAAACCTTTCAAGGTTTAACCACCGGAGAAATTGCCAAGGCTACCCAGCAAGATAGCGGCACAACCACCCGCACGATAGCCCTGTTATCAAAAACAGGTGTAGTGCAAGAAACCAAAGTGCCAGGCCGATGGCGGCTAGGGCCGTTTATGGTGCAGTTGGCACTAGCCCACCAGCATGACATCCAATCCATCCAAGGCGATTTGGACGAAATCAAACAACGTTACAGCCGCAAAATATAGGTACCGACATGGCACGCGATAAAAAAACTGACATAGCACTTAATCCATTGGCAGGAAAGATTGACTTGGTTGAAGCCAATGCGCCGGAAGACAAGGCAGAGCAAGAGCTGATGGAGATTAAAAGTGGGTTTACTGATGAGCAGCGCAATACAACCTTCTTAATGGGGCAACGCGTAGGCCGTAAACAAATAACTTCAGCTATACAAAAACTCTTAACCGTTACGGATTTAGTGGATTTGCAAACTATCAAGGAAACCAAGCAATACAAGGGTTACAGGCATATTGGTGATGACGGAAAAGTCTTAATCATTAAGACTTTTGAAGATTTTTGCATTCACATAGAAGGAAGGTCTGTTGAATCGGTCGACCTTGAGTTAGCAAATTTCAAACAACTCGGAGAAGCGTTTTTTGATGCTATGCGCCAAATTGGCATAGGCCCCGCTACCATGCGCGATTACCGCAAACTGCCCGATGATGAAAAGCAAGCTTTGCTGGAGGTTGCCCAAAATGGCGACAAAGACAGCTTTGTTGAACTAGCCTCAACGTTGATCACCAAGCACCAGCGCGAAAAAGAAGCTGCCGATAAAAAAATCAATGACCTGGTCGAGAACGCCAAAGCCACCGATTCTGTTATCAAAAAGAAAGATGACAAGTTGAATGAGCTGGACAGGGAAATTGAAAAAATGCGTTCAAAGGCGGTTGAAGCAGCCCCCGACATGCAAGGCGAAGCCGAGCTGATCAAGCTGCAAGACGTCACCCGCAACCTGACGGTAAAAATCCAAACCGAATTGCGTCAAGTCATCATCGGACTAACGAAATCGACGCAAAACGGGCATGGACTTACCCCAAAGCACATTGATTTGGCTATTGCCCAAGCGATGGGCTTGATTATCACCGCCAGCTATCAAGTGGCTGATGACTACATGATCCAGCCCATTCTGGATACCGAAACCGCCGCTGATGATCCAGCCAAAGCCGACGCGGAGGCGTTTTTAAAATGGAATGCACAGCAATCTGGGGAGTAATCAGCGTGGAACCCGCCTATATCCAACAGCTCGTCAGCGTCGCCGATGAATTGGTGAAAGCAGGGCATGGCGATAAAGAAAGCATTTACCAAAAAGCCTGCGAGCAACTAGGCAAAAGCCGTGCGACGTTAATACGGCATTTAAAGCATGTCACTGTCAGTAAACCGCGTAAACGTCGGATTGATGCAGGGCAAGTGACGTTGACGCGTGAAGATGCCGACATTATCGCCGCCTATTTGATCGAGGGTTACCGTAAAAACAACCGCAAAATCACCAGCCTGCAGGAAGCCGTGGAAGTGTTGCAACAAAATGGCTTGATCGCCGCATCAATGATTGATGAAAGCACGGGGGAAATGACCCGGCTGTCTATTTCGGCAATATCACGCGCCCTGAAGGTTTACAACTTGCACCCTGACCAACTACGCCAAGCCACGCCACACACCCGCTTAAAATCGCTGCACCCTAACCATGTTTGGGAGGTGGATGCGTCGGTCTGCGTAATCTATTACTTGCCGGACGGCGGCGCGGAAATGGTCGAGCTGGATGAGGCGGTGCATTACAAAAACAAGCCCCACAACGTCGCGGCGATTGAGCAATTTCGCGTGATCCGTTATGTCTTGGCTGACCACACCAGCGGCTTGATCCGCTATCGCTATTATCCCCACGCCGAAAGCGGCGAGCATACCGTGCGCTTTTTAGCCTGGGCGATGGCAAAAAAAGACGGTAATGACCCATTCCACGGTGCTCCAATGATTTTAATGGTTGACCCAGGCGCAACCTCTGGCGGCTTAGTCAAACGCTTTTGCCATCGTATGGGCATTGAGCTGATCGTTAATAAAACCCGTAATGCCAGGGCGAAAGGCTCAGTTGAAAAGGCTAATCACTTGGTGGAAACCAGCTTCGAACAAACGCTTCGCTATTTAAAGCCGCGACCATCCTCGTTTGAGATGCTGAACAGCTTGGCTGAACAGTACCAGCTTTGGTGGAATCAAACCAAAATCCACAGCCGCACCAACCGGGCCCGTTTCGCCGTGTGGCTAACGATTACCGCTGAGCAATTGCGCGTTACACCCACTGCCGAGGTGCTGTTGCAACTGGCAACCCAAGAGCCGATCAAGCGGCAAGTGCGCGGCGACCTGACGGTATCGTTTAAAAACCGCGTGTGGAATGTTGCCGACGTGCCTGGCGTTAGCGTGAAAGGTGATGTGTACGTGCATTGGCATCCGTTTGTTGCTGATACCGCGATGGCGGTGATTTGGGGCGAGGACGGGCATGAGCAACATATCGCCCTGCCGGAAATCACCATGAATGAATACGGCTTCCATGACAACGCCAACACCATTGGCGAGGCGTATCACGCCAAAGCCGACACCGTGACGGACACCAACCGCAAACGCATCCAGCAAATAGCAGCAGGCACAACCACATTGGCGGAGACTGAAAAACTACGCAGCAAAGCCGATTACATCGCCTTTGGTGGCAAGGTTGACCCGTTATTGCCTAGTAAAGAACAGTTACCCACCATGCTGCCGAAGCGCGGTACCGACATAGGCATCAATGTCCCAACCGTTGAACTGACCCGTATGAATATTGTGCAAATGGCGAGATGGCTGAAAAGCCGTTTGGCTGATGATTACCAGCCAACGATGCTGGCTGATCTGCAAAACCAATTCCCCGAAGGCGCAACCGAGCCGGAGATGGAAGACGTGCTGGCGCACATACGCGCTGGCAGGACTACTGGCGGCAAGGCCAGATTACAAGCGGTTTGACCGCATTTTTAAATAACAGGAAACACCATGTCTAACAAAAAAACCTACGTCGTTGAATGGGATTACAAGGCCGATGTACGCATTGAAATCGACCACGACCTTATTACCGATGAGCTACTTCATGAAATCAATAATTTTTGGGGTGGCGCTGAAGAGCGCATTGAAGAGGAAGGCTCTGTTTTAAATGCCGTATTAAAGCTGTTGGCTCAAGAAGCGTTATCAGAGCAAGTTCGATCTCTCTATAACGTTGCGGAAGAGTTTAAGACGGAGCCGCCTGAAGGATGGCCTAAATTGGATGGCAGCTGCGGCATTAAGTTACTTAGCTGTGATGAGGTCACATTTGATAGGGACGATATGACAATTAAATGCTTGCCTCAAAAAAGCGAAAGCTGATTTATAAAAATAGGAAACACCATGCAAATTTTAATTTCATTAGAAGACCAACCGGAAGCACCTGGCTCTGAGTTTAGCGCCCATGTTGCTATCAATATGAACATTATCAAGCATCCCGATGCGCCTGATGACTCACCTGCCAGACGCTTGGCTACTTTTTTAGAAAAAGCGATTGAAGTATATGTTAAGAACGAAGGTAGCACGTTAGAAAACAAAAAACCTAAGCACATGGTTCATCCACCTGAATTGCAGCCACTAGAAAAAGACCTGCAAGACCTGATCAATCAGCATTTCACTAAGAATGGGGCACATCCTCAGAAAGTCGCGCTGACGCTTGCAGAAATCATTATTTCTCTGCTTGGTACGCTGACGTGGCAACCACTAAATGTAAGGGCTGCTGTGAAATCCGCAGAGGAAACGTTCCGTCATTTGGGAGGACGTGAAAAAAGCAAAGAAGAAAGCCAACACAGCAAAGATAAAGGTATGGGTCAATGCTTGCACTGAAACCCTACTTAACCGCCCAAGGCATTAGCCAAGCTGAGTTGGGCAGGGCGATTGAGTTAAGCCCTGCATCCATCGCCCAACTGCTCAACCACGGGCAATGGCCTAAATCCATTGATTGCCATGAATTAAAGTGGCGGATAACAGAAGCCCTGGCTGACCGGAACATCGTTGTTGACGCAACGCTGTTTGAACCCATCCCCGCTGTTGACGCAGCGGCACCTGAACTTAATGAGGAAGCTATTGATATGTTAATGCGAAAACAAACCCTGTCACCCGCCACCAAAAAGCATTTTAACCTATTCCGTAACCCGTTTGATGATGACGTGAATGATGCCGAGGATGTTTATAGCTCGCCCTCTATCCGATACGTCCGAGAGTATTTGTATACCACTGCCAAACTCGGCGGGTTTTTGGCAATTGTCGGCGAGTCCGGCGCGGGCAAATCCACCCTCCGCAAAGATTTAGAAGACCGTCTGATGCGCGAGTCCGCCAGCATCATTCTGATCCAACCTTATGTCTTGGGTATGGAAGATAACGACAAAAAAGGTAAAACCCTGAAATCTGCCAGTATTGCCGATGCCATCATCAACACCGTCGCTCCTAACGAAACCCCTAAATCCTCCATGGAAGCCAAGAGCCGCCAGCTCCACAAGATACTGAAAGATAGCCATACCAGCGGCTTTAAGCATTGCCTGATTATTGAAGAAGCCCATGCCTTGAACGTGCAAACGCTGAAACATTTGAAACGCTTCCTGGAGCTGGAGATCGGTTTTAAAAAATTGCTGTCGATCATCCTAATTGGGCAAACCGAGCTGAAAACTAAACTGAGCGAGCGGTCGCCAGAAGTTAGGGAAGTGGTGCAACGCTGCGAGCTGGTAGAGCTGTCGCCCCTGGATGCACAGCTGGAAGATTATCTGCGTTTCAAATTTAAGCGCGTCGGTACCGAGCTGGAATCTATCCTGGACAAAGATGCCACCGATGCCATCCGCGGCCGTTTGATCTTTACCAAATCCACCAAAACAAACCGCGAAACCATCAGCCTGATGTATCCGCTGATGGTCAACAACCTAATCACCGGTGCCATGAACCTAGCTGCTGAGCTGGGTTTGCCTAAAGTCACTGGCGACTTAATCAGCGAAGCCTAGGAGAACCACCATGCCACGTCAAGCATTAGCCTATTGGGCGGCAGTTTATAACAAGCTGAACCGTCAACACCAACTGCAAAAAACTCATAATATTGCTTTTGATGAGTTCATTAAACAACCAGAGCATTATCAACATGCCATTACGATGTACTTCAGCAATCCGGCGCTGTTCATTAATCGTCGCAATGGCTCATCGGTTTGTTTGGCGTTTTTCCTACAAAATCCCGATGAAATTTTGCTGGCGTTATTGATGGGCGAATCCCTGCGCGAAGAGATTGAGCCGGACACCCGCGAGTTACTGCCCAAACAATCGGTGGCGGCCGCTATGATCTGGTGGTCTGACAGCAGCGTAGATGAACGCGTCGGCTGGTTTGGCGACCGCTATATGGAGCGCTTCCACCATTATTGGGCACCGCATAAATACAAAACCCGTGGTGGCCACAAAAAACACAGGATGGCGGCATGATAGACCGGATCGCCTGTCCGCACTGTAGCCGCGTGTTTGCGCTGGAACAGGCGTTGGATGATATGGACGGGCGCAAATTCTTCGAGCTGTTTATCAAGTTGCCACCGACTGTCATGCGCCCGTATTTGTTATATATCGGCCTATTTCGACCTAAGAAACAAGTGCTGAAATGGCGCAAGATTTTGGTATTGACCGAAGAAATTGCCCCGATGATCCTTAAAGCGCAAGTGACCCGCAACCGGATCGACTACCGCATACCACCTGAACAATGGGCGGCAACCATGACAGAGTTAGTCACTAACCCACCTAAAACGCTGGAATTGCCACTAAAAGGACATGGTTACCTGCTGAGCATATTGGCAAACCAAGCCGAAAAACACGCCGCGATGCAGGAAGAAAAGGTCGAGCAACAAAAGCGCAACCGAGGGGCGATTGGGGCGGATGAAGGGTTGAAGCCTATTGTTAAAACCCTGTATGAACCGAAAACCACCCCAAAGCCAACCGAAAACGAAACTGTCCGCAAGCCGCCTGATAACTGGCGCAAAGCAACCAACGTTTAACCTGAACAGGAAACTAACATGACCATACCCACTATCCCTGCTGGCTACAAAGAAAACAGCCAAGGCCACCTAGTCCCCATTGAGTCCATCAAGCCGATGGATTTGCAACGTGATGAACTCGTCGCCGCCTTGGTCGATAAGGCCAAAGACCTCAGTTTTGCGATGGAAGCCTTTAAAACTCTGGTTTATAACGACATAGAAGCGCACATGCAATTGTCGGCTGATGAATACGATGTCGAGTTGGGCGGCGACTTGGGCAACCTGACCCTATCAACGCTGAACGGCAGAATGGCGGTAAAAATCGCCATCGACCGCCCGATCTTCTTTGACGAAAACATCCATACCGCCAAGCAGTTGATTGACGAATGCTTGGCAGACTGGGCCGGCAACAACGTCAATTTAAAAACGCTGATCCATGACGTTTTTAAAACCAATAGCATGGGCAACCTGGATGCCAAGCGCATCATGACCCTATCAAAACATAAAATTGACGATGAACGCTGGCAAAAAGCCATGAAAATCATTGATGACAGCATCGACCGCACCCGCACGAAAAAATACATCCGTTTTTATGAGCGGGTGGGGGAAGAAAAGAAGCTTTCGCAAATTAGTTTAAATTTTACGGCGCTGTAGGTGATGGTATGGCAATTAGTGAATTAGTCAATATGCAGGATATCGCCAACCTAACAGGCGAACGCCTCAGCTTTTGCAACCATTTAAAAAAAACAAACCCTGATTTTCCAGTGATGGTGAAAAAATCAGGCCAGTGGATTTTATATCGGCGCACTGAGGTTGAGGCGTTTTTTGCCAGCTACCGAAAGCAGAAAAAGAGCGGGCCAGCGGTTAAGCTGGATCATCACATGGCGCGGGTATTTATCACCGGACAAGGGCGTTATTTATGACCGCCACCACCAAACCCCGCGAAACCACCGAAGAAAAAACCAAACGCCTGAAACGGCTGATCCAAGTGGCTAAAAAGCAGTTGGATATGGAGGATGACAGCTATCGCACCATGCTCCAATCCGTCACCAAAAAAAACAGCACCAAAGACATGCTCGTATGGGAGCTGGAGAACGTCGTCACCCGCATGGTTAGCCTGGGTTTTCGGGTGAAAGCCAAACCGACTGACCGCACCCAGGCGCGGGATAGCCAATCCAAAAAAATCCGCTCGTTATGGCTAGAGCTAAACCAAGCCGGATTAGTGCGCGATCCCAGCGAAGCGGCCTTGGCAGTGTACGTTAAACGGCAAACCAAAGTGGAGGCATTGCAATGGCTGAACAGCGAGCAAGCCAGCAAAGTGATAGAGGCACTGAAAAAATGGCTGGGCCGCGCACCGAGCAACTAGAACCCGCCGATCTGGACTTTGCGCTATTGCCCGGGCAGCTGAAGGTGATAGCGCGGGAATGCGGGTTGGATTGTATGTGGGCGGTTTGGCGGGAATTTGGCGGCACCGTGTTGTCTGTGCCCTACAGCGTGGATGCAAGCCATCCCTTAGCCACCCAATTGGGGATAGTTTTCGCCCAAGGCCTATGCGACGCCTTCGCGCCTAAGGAGCTTTATATCCCCAAAGGCCAGGAAGCCCAAAATGCCTATTGGCTAGGCATCCGCAACCAGTCGATCTGGCACGATGCCCAACGCGGCCGCCGTTATAATGATATTGCGCGGCAGCATAACTTAAGCAAACGGCAGGTGATCAATATCCTCAATGGGTTTGATGCACCTTGTTTGAACCACGATATTTTTGAGGGATAGTACGTAGGGTGGGCAGGCTGTTTTGCCCACCTTATTATCTTAAATGGTGGGCAGAAAAGCGTTGCCCACCCTACATGGCTGACTTAAAACAAAGCCCCGAACCTTTGAAAAAAAACAAACTTGCCAGCCGGAACGGCGGGCAGTCCATTTGACCGACTTGTTGGGCTTGGAGATTGATATGAGTGACATGATTAATTTGCTTGGTACGATTGTGCATTGCCACAATTACACATCAAGATGTAAAAATGGCGATATGTTGGCTAACGATATTCGCGCTATGAAAAAAGAAGTTGAAAATATCCGAGCGGCACTATCTGAATTAATGCCATTTGTGCTTGAAGAATATTATCCTAATTGTGCTACCGAGCCATATAAAAAAGCCGTGGAGAGGGCGAAATCATTAATTAGTGTGCCCAACGCCCTGGTAAGGCGACCGCCGCTAGAAGCCGCCAAAAAAGACACTTAACTTTAACGCACAAGCAGCAAACAACCCGCGCCATAGGCGGCGGGTCGCTTTGACCGACTTGTTGGGCATTTATTTTAATCACTTTGAATAAATGTATTGCATTAAATCAAATGGTATGAAATAATAGCTTCAAGTTTTGGGGTTGGCTCAAAACATTACCGGAGCAAGGCAATGAGCAAATATCAAGTAAAAGCGGATTTAAGCAGAAAAAACGGCGCATTTCCACACTTCAATTCCTTAAAAAAAGGAATTGAAAGCTGGTGTATGAATTTTATGGAATTAGAATCTGGAATAGATTTGCTAACTTTCAGAAATGAAAAGGAAATGAATTTTTTTATAGCTGAATATAAAAAATACTTTCCAGATTTGCTATTGGAAAAAATAGGCTAATAAAAAGCCCTAATTAAAGGGCTTTACTTAAAAATTAAACTATTTAAATGTTTCAATCCGCTCCCCGGCTGCTACCGGGGAGAATTACAGGATAACAGATTATGGAAAAAAGTAAACGAGGCGGCGCAGGACGAGGTCAGGGGCGGCCAATAGGGACGACTAAGCCAGATAAAAAAGAATCCATAACAGTGCGATTATCACCGGAACAGCGAGAGAAATTACAATCGCTTGGCGGCGCTAAATGGATACGCGAAAAGATAGATGAGGCGAGTGCCTAACTAGGTGTTATGCACCTAATTAATCCCATATAATAAAAAACATACCTAAAACCCGCCCCGTCTCATGCGGGTTTTTTTATGTCCGGTGAAATGTTTCACCAGGAAGCCCCGCAAGCCAATCTTTATACTCTGCCCCAAGCTATTTTGCCTTGGAACCATCATGAGTAACCGCCGCCTGGCCTCACAAATCCGATTTGTCATTGTCCATTGCTCCGCCACGCCTAACGGTAAGCCGTTCACGGCGGCGGACATTAACGATTGGCATCATCAGCGCGGGTTCCGCCGCAATATGGGGTTGTTCCCCCATCAACGCCCAGACCTGCCTTATATTGGCTACCACTTGGTCAACCGTATCAACGGCGCGGCGGAATGCGGGCGTGATGAGTTGGAAACGGGGGCGCATTGCATTGGCCACAACACCAACGGCATCGGCATTTGTATGGTGGGCACGGATAAGTTTAGTGTCGCCCAATGGCAGGCACTGAAAACCCAGGTAGAGATATTCCAATCCCGTTACCCCAACATCACTGTGCTAGGGCATCGCGACACGTCGCCGGACACCAACCACAATGGGCGTGTTGATCCGCAAGAGTGGTTAAAAATCTGTCCTGGATTTGACGTAAAAACGTGGTTGTCAGGCGGCATGGCGGCGCTGGCCGGCCATGTCCTTGAGCCTGATGAAAACTAATTTTACCGGACTATGTCGAGGTGCGGCATGGTGTTTACCTGTCGGGGTGTCAAAGCCCCTTTTATACGGTGCGGCATTTTATCGCCGCGCCGTTTTTTTAATGGTGTTTTATGAGACGAGGCATTTCAAGAGGTTTGATACATGTATTGGCAGCACAGTTGAGCTTGTCCCCAGCCATGCCGACAACATTTTTATTACAAAATCCTGAACGCGATTTTCACAATGCGGCATTACGCCCTAATAAATCCAAGCGGACACGCAGCCGCCGTGAGGTGAGGGGATGGTAATGGCCAAGCATTTTTCAAAAAGCCGGACTCTGCGGTTTAACGGCATTATATTCACACTGGCGACCCTATTATTGCCGGTGATCGTTGAAAACCAAGAATTAATTCGCACAACCGTATCACCCACTGCGTATTTGCTGCTGTTAATGGGGGTTACGTTAATTAATGCTTGGCTACGGACTCAAACCAGCACAGGGATTTCGAGCAAATGAACGACAGTGCAGACCGCGCCGATGACGTCATTGCGATGGATTTGCAATTGGCCATGGCGGCCCATGAACAAGCGGCGCAGGATGTTGACCAGATCCGCATCGGTGATGAGGTGATTTGCGTCGATTGTGACGATGTGGTTCCGGCAGAGCGGGTCAAGGCCGCCCCCCATTGTGTACGGTGCATCACCTGCCAAGAAATCCATGAGAAAGGGGCTAGGCTATGGAAGTGACGTTTGATTTTGCGACGATAGTAGGCGCACTAGCCGGCATATTGTCGATTTTTTTAACCCTGCTGCTGAGTGGTGGGAAATTGTTGCTCAGCCAGTTTGAAAAGCGGTTGGACGCGCGGTTTAGCGGCCTAGAGAAATCGCAACGCGCCGCGCAAACGCACATGGACGCGCGGTTCACCACCATTGAAACCGCCATGGCGAGGGGCAATGAGGAGGTGTTGCGGATTGAGCGGGAACTGATGCAATTAAAAGCCGAATTACCGAGCAATTATGTCCGCCGCGATGATTTTATACGGGTGCAATCGGTGATTGAAACCAAGATTGACGGGCTGGCCATGAAAATTGAAAACGCGATTTTACGGGGTGAAAAACATGGTTGATATGAAAAAGGTCAGACGCGAAACCATCCGTTGGAACATTTTGGTGACGCTAAACAATGCCCGTCCGCTGGGGGCGAATGAGTCCATTGTTTTATCGGTTATCCGTGCTGAATATACCGACGCCACGCAAGAAGAAGTCCGTCGCGAGCTGGATTATTTGGAACGCCGGGAATTGGTGGAGGTTAAGCACAAGCCCGATGGGGTTTGGATTTGTGAGTTGACCCGCTGGGGAATTGATGTCGCGGAATACGATGTCGATTGTGAGCCAGGTATTGCGCGGCCAGCGAAGTATTACTGATGGCTAAACTAAAACTATCAAGGCCACAAGAGGAAATCATTGATTTGCTGGCCCATATAGCAGCGGTCAGCGAGATTGAGGGGCATTTTCCAGAGCTCAAAGGTTTGCTTGATACCTATAAATCGAAATTAACACCCAAACAACTCGCTATCTGGAAGCATTTTCAAAGCCATTGTGTAAAGGTCAGGCATAACTTGGTTAAAGAAATGGAAAAGGAGCTTGATAATGCCTAGGCCTTCACCTATTGATGATCTATTGCCAGAACAGCGCAAAGCTTTTGAGCAGGAGCTGATACGCCGTAATTTTAAAAATTATGACGGTTTAGTGGATTGGCTAAAAAACAACGGCATGGAGCTATCCCGGTCATCTGTCTATCGCCATGCGTCAAAAATCCAACGCCGTCTGCAATGCGTGAAAGATTCAACCGAGGCGGCGCGGTTAATTGCCGAAGCGGCTCCTGATGATGCGGATATGCGTTCGGCAGCGGTCATTTCGCTAGTACAGTCCGAGTTGTTTGAAGTGATGGTGACATTACAGGATTTGGACGAAAGCAAACCTGAAGAACGGGTCATGTTGTTGAAAGAGGCCGCCAAGTCGGTGCTGGATATGACTAAGGCTAGCGTGCTGCAAAAACAATGGGCTGAAAAAGTGAATGCCAAGCTGCAAACTGCCGCCGAAAAAGTAGCAGAAACCGCCAAGAAAAACGGCCTAAGCGCCGATGTGGTTGCCGCTATCCGTAGTGAGATTTTAGGGGTGGCAGGGTAATGTCTGAATTGCCGTCCGCCCTTTTGCCGTATCAACAACGCTGGATTGCTGATACCGCGCCTTTTAAAATTGCTGAAAAAGGCCGACGCACGGGTTTGACGTGGGCGGAAGCGGCGGATGATGTGCTGATTGCCGCCGCCGCCAAATCAGCGGGCGGCCAGAATGTGTATTACCTGGGCACAGATAAGGAAATGACCGAGGAATATATTGACGCGTGCGGCATGTGGGCCAAGCAGTTCAACCGTGCCGCCTTGGCAGTTGAGGAAGGCTTATGGGAGGAAGATGCCGAGGATAAACATATCAAGATGTTTACGATCCGCTTTCCTGATTCGGGGCATAAGATTATTGCTTTGGCATCCAGGCCACGCAAGTTGCGGGGTCGGCAAGGGGTTTTAGTGGGTGATGAGTCGGCGTTCCAGGATGATTTGCCCGCCTTAATAAAAGCCGCTATGGCTTTTTTGATTTGGGGCGGCAAGGTACGGCTGATTTCTACCCATGATGGTGACGATAATGCCTTTAATCAGCTTATTCAGGAAATTCGCGCTGGCAAACGCAAGGGCAGCATTCACCGCATCCCTTTTCGGGAGGCGGTGAAAGAAGGTTTGTACCAGCGGGTTTGTATGCGGATGGGCAAAGTCTGGACGCAGGCAGATGAAGATGCGTGGGTAAATGAAACTTATGATTATTACTCGGAAGATGCCGATGAGGAGCTGGATTTAATCCCATCTAAAGGCGGTGGTGTTTATCTGACGATGGGTATGATCTTGTCACGGATGAAGCTAAACATCCCTATTGTGCGGAACAGTTGGCAGCCTGAGTTTGCCTATGAGTCTGAGCAAGCGCGGTATTTAGAAGTCAACGAATGGTGCAATGAAAACTTGTTGCCGCATTTAAAAAACCTAGATCCTGAGCTTGCGACTTCTATCGGTGGTGACTATGGACGGATGGGCGATTTAACGGTTTATCCCGTTTTGCAGGAAGGCCGTGATTTAGTGCGCCGCTGTAAATTATGGGTGGAGTTGTCGCTTTGTCCCTATCGCCAACAAGAGCAAATCTTTAACTTTATTTGTGACCGCTTGCCGAAATTTCGCGGGGCTTCGTTGGATTCATTAGGTATTGGCTCCGCATTGGCTGAATTTGCACGGCAAAAATACGGCTCTCGGATTGAAGAAGTGAAGTTATCTGAGACGTTTTATTTAGAAAATATGCCCAAGTTTAAAGCGGCTTTAGAAGATGGCATGCTGGATGACATTCCGCAAGATGACCAAATCCGTGATGACCTACGGGCCATTAAAAAAGTGAATGGCATCCCTAAAATTCCCAAAGAAAAAAGCCAGCAAAAAAGCAAGGATGGCAAGCGGGTTCAACGGCATGGTGATGGTGCCATTGCGTTATTTTTGGCGGATCGGGCATTGACCCAAAACAATCATGTGATCGAATACAATGCGATGCCCAAAAAAGATGATGTGTACTGGGAAAAAGATAATTTAGCGCTTGAACGCGACGGAGCCTGGTAGTGAACTTTCGAGAATGGTTTGCCAATAAATTGAACCCTAAAATGGTCAGCGATAAACAGACCGATTCCCCCCGCTCCGCGTTGTTGCACCGTGAATTTGATAGCCATCCATCCAAAGGCCTGACACCCGCCCGCTTGGCGGATATCCTGATTAGCGCCGAGCAGGGGGATATGGTTGCCCAGGCCGAGCTGTTTATGGATATGGAGGAAAAGGACTCGCATATCGGCAGCGAAATGGGCAAGCGCAAGATGGCGGTCAAAAAACTGGATTGGCAAATGGTGCCACCGCGCGACGCGTCCGCCACCGAAAAAAAGAACACCCAAACGCTAGAGGCGTTGATCCGCGACGAGTTGGATATTGGCGCGATCCGGATGGATGCGTTGGATGCGATTGGCCACGGCTATTCCTGTCAGGAATTGGGGTGGGGACGGACGGCGGCGGGTTTATGGTTTCCGAATGAGATTGAACACCGGCCACCCACCTGGTTTACTTGCCCCAGGGACAACCGTAATACGCTGCATCTACGCGATAGCGGCACGATGTACGGTGTGCCGTTGCAGCCGTTTGGCTGGATTGCGCATATCCATAAATCACGCTCCGGTTATTTAGCGCGGGCGGGGTTGCATAGATCATTAGTCTGGCCGTATTTGTTTAAAAATTATTCCGTGCGGGATTTAGCGGAGTTTTTGGAGGTTTATGGCATGCCAATCCGACTGGGCAAATACCCAGCCAATGCCAAAAAGGAAGAAAAGCTGGATTTGTTGCGGTCTATTTTAAGCATTGGCCATAATGCGGCGGGCATCATCCCTGATTCTATGCAGGTTGAATTGTCGCAAATTGCCGCCAACGGTAATGCTGATGCGTTTATGGCCATGGTCAATTGGTGTGAGGCCAGCGAATCTAAGGCTATTTTAGGCGGAACATTGACCAGTTCTACTGGAGCCAACGGCAACCGTTCGCTGGGGGATGTGCATAATGAGGTGCGGCTGGACATCCGCGATGATGACGCCACGCAGTTGGATAATACACTCAGCTTTCAACTGGTGTATCCGATGGCGATGCTCAACGGGTTATTTGCCGATAATCGTTGCCCGACGTGGGTAAGTGATACGCAAGAGCCGGATGATTTGGCGTTATATGCTGAGGCCCTGCCTAAATTGGTCAGTATGGGCGTACAAATCCCTGCAACGTATGCCAACGCTAAATTAAAAATTCCGGTACCAGAAAAAGGTGAGGCCGTTTTGGGCGTGGTGGCGCCAGTTAATCCACCTGCATCGGCTGCGGTGGGCTTGGCGGCCCTTGCCGGACTAGATACTACAACCCGCGTCACCAAGGAGGGTGCAATAACAGCGTTGGCTGGGCAGGGGGATAATCCTGCCCAGGATGTGGATGTTACGCCAGTTTCTTCACAAGTGGATCAGCTCGCAGCGGATGCCGGGGCGGCTATCAAAAGTTTGGTCGATACGATCAAAGTTAAGGTGGAAAAGGCGGATAGCTTAGAAGCTTTGCGGGATGATTTGCTGGCCAGTTATGGTGATTTGGATACGGCGGAGTTGGTTAAAGTAATGTCGCTGGGGTTTGCGGTGGCGGATTTGGCGGGGCGGTTTGATGTTAAAAATGAGGGCTAAACATGACAAACGATGACACGGAATTTGAAATCTGGTTTGATATTCTAAAAATCAACGTACTTGAAAAAACTGGCGTTAATTTTATAGATAGGGATTCGGTTATTGATGATTATAATTCAGGGCAATGTGTTTATGAGGTTGTTGATAGCATTGTGGCCGAATATCAGGATTAATCTGACTGCCCCATGCCATTAAATCTATCTCCCATCCAAATCGCGTTCAACGCCCGTGGCGATGGCAAATTCAATAAGCCATTCGAGGCACAGCTCGCGTTTTTCCGGCAAAAAGAGAACCTGCCGACCGAACATTGGGACGACATTCTCAATGAGGCGCATGATCGGGCATTTATTGTTGCGGGGGCGACAAAGGCCGACTTATTGGATGATTTAAGGCAGGCCGTTGATAAGGCGATTGCGGAGGGCAAGAGTATCCAATGGTTTCGCACAGCGTTTGACGGCATTGTGCAAAAGCACGGCTGGGAGGGCTGGACGGGCAGCGATACGCTAGACGGGCGCGATTGGCGTACCCGTGTTATCTACAGCACGAATATGCGGGCGAGTTATGCGGCGGGGCGTTACGCACAATTGACCGATCCGGCGCTGTTAAAAACTAGGCCGTTTTGGAAATATCTCCATAGCGATCTGGTGACGCACCCGCGGGCGTTGCATCAAAGTTGGAACGGTATGGTGTTGAGGTACGACGATCCGTTTTGGCAAACGCACTATCCGCCCAATGGGTTTGGATGCCGCTGCCGCATTATGGCCGTGCGCGGTGATCAATATAAAGGTTTCCCAGCGCCGGATGATGGCACGTACACCAAGATTGACCGCCGTGGTGTCCATCATGTGCTGCCTAATGGGGTTGATTATGGTTGGGGATATACGCCAGGGGCATCGGTTCGGCAGGGATTGCAGTGGTTTATTGATAATAAAACGGCGGCGTTGCCGCAAGAATTGGCGCAAGCATTTACTGTTGATATGGCGGCCAAGGCATGACCAATTTTATTGATGTTGATGACCAGCAGGTTTTAAATGCCCTGCGTGAGCTATTTCAGGTAACCAATGATTTAAGCCCGGCGTTGGCTGAGATTGGCGAGGATTTAATTGAGTCAACCAAGCGGCGTTTTGAGACGTCCACGGCTCCGGATGGTAGTAGCTGGGCGTTAAATAGCGTCTTGTCTACGCTATTATATAAGGAAGGCGACAAGCCCCTAGTAAACCACGGCACATTAAGCGAGAAAATATTTAAAAATGTAAACGCTGATTTTCTTGAAATTGGTAGCCCGTTAGAATATGCCGCGATGCAGCAGTTTGGTGGATCTAAAGATGAGTTTCCTGCGTTATGGGGTGATATTCCTGCGAGACCATTTTTAGGGTTATCTGATCAGGATAGGGCGGACATATTAGCTGTGCTGGCTGGCCATATTAATGGTGCATGGAGTTAGTTTTTGAGGTGCGGAGTATTTTTTCTGATTTTATTATTGCCCCAGTTTCGCTTCGTTATTCTTGCGGTAAACAACATACGATTGCTAGAGAGGTTTTGATTAGGAATTACGAACTCGAAGTCGTTTAATGATATGAAAAATGGTGGCAATTTTTTTCGCCATTTTTTGTTTTATATTTTGAAACTTATTTTTATTTTTCCGTTTCGTTTTATTTCGATTTGTACCCTTTCATTTCATTTATCTCACCGTCAGTGTTTTAAATATCTCACTCCTGTTCACTACGCGGCAGCGGTTGCCAAGCGTATATTGCCGACATGAAATTACGCGT